GCGGGTGAAGGTGCGGCGCACGACGGGTCGGGATATGGCCAAGGGTTGCTTGTTGTTCGAGACCAGGGCCAAGGCCAAGACGGTGACGCACGGTGGGCAGACGCCGTTGACTGAAGCGGTGTTCGGTGGCCGGAAGCGGCTGATCAGCGATGCCGGTGGCTGGGGTTGGGATCGCCGCGACGCGAACGCGGTCATCCATCCGGTTGTTGGGGCGACGTTGGCGCTGCTCGGAGCTACTGAAACGCACCGGCCGCAAAGGTCGAGGCAACGAACCCGGAAGGCGGTGATTGGATGACAACGGCTATCGCGTTGCCGTCCCTGCGCCTGTCTGGTGTTGAGGCTGAAATTGTGGGGAAGCTGCGCCAGCAGCTGTACCGGGTGAACCTGAAGAACCGGATCAAGTCCGACCTGTACGACGCCAAACGCACAGCGGAGGATCTGGGAATTTCGGCTCCAGAGGGGTTGCCGGAGTTGGTTAACGCGGTTATCGGCTGGCCGGGGACCGTCGTTGATGTTCTGGAGGAACGCCTGGACTTTCAGGGCTGGTCCGGCGCCGATGACCTCGGCCTGCTCGACGTTGTGCAGGACAACAACCTGGCGGTGGAGGCGTCGCATGGGCACCTGGACGGCCTGATCTACGGGTGTGGGTTCGTCACCGTCGGAAAGGGTGGCGCCGGCGAACCGAATGTTTTGGTGTCGGTGGAGTCGACCGAATCGTGCACGGTTGAGTGGGATTATCGGTTGCGGCGGGCCAAGTCGGGGTTGTCGCAAACCCGCAATGGCAGTGGTGTCGTTGAGATGGAGACGCTGTATCTGCTCGATGAGACGATCCGGTTTGAGCGGGTCCGCGGTGAGCTCGTCGTGGTTCACCGTGACTCGCACAGGTTGGGGCGGGTGCCGGTTGCGCGGTTGGTGAACCGGCAACGCGCTTCTGATGTGGGTGGCCGTTCGGAGATCACCCGCGGTGTGGAGTATTTGACGTATGCGGCGGTCCGCACGCTGTGCGGGCTGGAGATCAACCGCGAGTTCTACACGTCGCCGAAGTGGACGGCGACCAACGTTGACCCTGAGGTGTTCGGGATGTCGGACACCAAGTCTCGGGAGGAGAACCGTCAGGCCGGCTGGTCGGCGACTTCTGGCCGGTTCAACGTGGTGCCGCCGCAGGTCGACGACAACGGTGATCCGGTCGAGGTGAAGCTGCACGAGTTCACGCCGGCGCCGCCGACGCCGTACATCGATCAGATCAAGATGTACGCGCAGCTGTTGGGTACGGAGGCGGGGTTCCCGGCCTCGTATTTGGGGTTCGCGACGGACAACCCGCCGAGCGCGGACAGTATCCGCCAGTTGGAGGCGCGGCTGGTGAAGCGTTCGGAGCGTCGGCAGGCGTCGTTCGGGATCGCGTGGCGTGAGGTCGCGCACCTGGCGTTGTTGTTCCGTGACGGCGGGTTCGACTCGGAGCTGTTCCGTCAGGTTGGGGCGAAGTGGCGTGACCCGGCGATCCCGACGCGGGCGGCCGCAGCCGATGAGGCGACGAAGTTGATTGCCGCCAATGTGTTGCCGGCGGATTCTGTTGTCACCTATGACCGGATTGGGTTGTCCCAGCAGGAGCAGCAGCAGCTTGAACGGGACCGGCGCCGCGGTGGGGTGGCCAGCCTCGTGGATCGACTCACCGGAAAGGCCACCGAGGTTCCCGCCTCACCGGCGGGGGCCGCTGATCAATTGACCGCTGATGGCGGACTGGCGGACTGAACTCCAGCTCATCCTGACAGCTCTAGCTGACGATGCCACCGCGAAGGTGGTTGCGTTGTTGGCTCGGCTGGGCCGCCTGGATCGGGCTGAGGCGATGGCGTTCGTCACTGAGGCGTTCCCGGAGGTGATCGGCCCGCACCTGGCGGCCGGTGGTGATGTCGGGGCGACGATGTACGAGGACTTGCCGGGTGGCATCCAGGGATTCACGCCCGTCGCTGCTGACCTGCCGCCGAATGAGCAGCTGGGCAGCAACATTCGGTGGCTGCTGTTGAACGGGTCTGCGGATGCGGTGCGGGGCACCGTGACCAGGCTGGTGAACAACGCAGTCAGGGATACGCAGTTCACCAATCTTGCCGCCGAGTACGCCGACCCGGGGATCTTGGATGATCCTGCCGCCGTGTTGGGGACGGTGTGGGCGCGGTACGCCAGTTCGAACGCGTGCGGGTTCTGCCGGGTTCTGGCCACCAGAGGTGCGGTGTACCGCAGTAAGCAGTCGGCGGAACGGGTTACTGGCCGCGGGGTTGACCTCACCTTGTCTGATCGCCGGTACATCGCCGGGGGGCTGATGACGCGCGCGGAAGCGTTGGATCGGCGGTCGGTGTATCGGTCTCGTCGAGCGGCGGCGCGGCAAGGTAAGCAGGTCGGTGACAAGAAGGTGTCCGGGCGGACGCGGGGGGCGCAGAAACTCGGCGCCAAGTTTCACGACCACTGCAGGTGCCTGGCGGTACCGGTTCGGCCTGGGGCCAGCTACCAGCCGCCGGAGTACGTGTGGCAGTGGGAAGACGACTACATCGCCGCCACCCGCGCGGTCCGGGCGAGCGGCGAGAACACCGGCGGCAAAGCCGAACTCAACGCGATCCTCCGGGAGATGGACAACGCAGACGGTGGCAGTGGGCGGCAGCGGCGCAAAGAATCAGCCAAGCGCCGACAGCAGAAGCGTGACGGCGAGCGCCGGCAAAAACAACCAGGTGGGCCTGGTGGATCCCCTCCGCCGAAGCCGCCAAAGCAAGGCGGCAGGGGTTATTCCGATGACGACGAAGAACGTCATTTGGAGTGGGAATTCGACGACGCAATGCGACGCCGGATGCAGAGCAAAGATGGCTCGATAGACGACGTTCTGGAACGGGCACATGCCCTGCAGCAGTATCGGGCTGCGAACGGGATCACAGGGCGCCTGGACGAACGGTTCGGCAGGCCGTTCGATACTGGCGAGCGGATCGTGGTCGACAAGCTGCTCAGCGAGGGGCGCAACGTCAGCTCGATCGCGGTGCAGCGGACAGGCGACGCTACACCCGATATGGCGGTCGACGGGCGGATTGCCGAGATCAAGGCGTCGATCAGCTCGAACGTCGCCAACTTCGCAGGTCGAGTCACTGAGGCATGGGATGAGCAGGGCGCACCCTACGTGTTTGTGAACGCGACTCGCTCCAAGGTCACTCGCGCAGAGATGGAGCGAGAGATGCAGGCCATCGTGTCGCGTGGAGATTCGATGTACATTCGAATCATTGGAGATGGGTACGACAGCGAATTTGGGAAGTGGTGATCAGCATGCGTATTGATGTGATCACCGTTGCCAGCTCTGACGCTGACCATCTTGACGTGCTGATCGGCGAAATTCCCGGCGCTACCGATGCGGTGAGCAAGCATCGACCAGACAAACATCACTGGGTGTTTCCGAACGGCGGCCGGGTCCGCCTGTTCAGCACTGCCGAACACTCGCCGGCCGGCGTGACGCTGCATTCCGATCTCGACGATGCCGACCATAATGCTTGGGCGATTGACGTGTTCAACGCGATCTCCCGCCTTGGCGGCGATGTCACGGTGTTCGACGAAGACGACAATGTCGTCAAGTCGCAGCATCGCGCCACCGCCTAATTCACCACTGACGTAAGCCCCGCTCTCATTGAGGTTGCGGGGCTTTGTCATACCCGGCCCCGTTTGGCGGCCTTGAGACCCCCTGATCGGCGCGAGGCCGGTCGGGATTACCCGCGATGGGACAACGCAAGTGACCGAAACCAGTCCGCAGGGCGACCCTGCATCGAACCCGAGCCCGCAGCCGGCTCCGAATCCGGCGCCGAAAACGACCGATGACCAGCTCGGCGACGCCGGATTGAAGGCCCTGAACGCGGAGCGCGACGCCCGCAAGGCCTCCGACAAACTCGCCGCTGACCTGAAGAAGCAGCTGGACGCAGCGAACGCGTCCCTGACGGCCGCGAAGGACGCCGGCCTGCCGGAATGGCAGCAGAAGTTCAACGAACTTCAAACCAAGCTTGACGGTGCCCTGGCGGCGCAGCAGAAGGCCGAGGCGACCGCGCAGGCGGCAACCCTGGCGCAACTGCGTACCGACCGGGCAACCACCAAGGGGCTACCCGCGGTGCTGGCGAAGAAACTCGTCGGCGCCACCGTCGAGGAGTTGGACGCCGAGATCGACGAACTGTTGCCGCTGCTCGGAACCCCCGGGCCGCAACCCAACCCGCAGCAAGGCCTGCCGTCGCAAGCGCGCGGCGGGTCGCTGGCCGCGGGCCGCGAACGCTACGCGGAACTGCACAACACCAAGTAACCGCGCAGGCCGGCCGCCTGCAACGACCACTCTGAAAGGAGTGCCACCATGACTCAGCTCGGAATGCGCAGCGAGTCTGTCGGTGCAGGCGACCAGTCCTGGCTCGGCTCACGACACGGGACCGAAACCCCCAAGTCGGCGACCCTGGACCCCACCGCCTGGACCGGCAAGACCACCAACGGTGTCATCAAGTCCGGGGAGCCGTTCGGCATCCTCACCGCCACCGGACTCGCGGTGCCCTACGCGTCGGGAGGTTCCGGCGGCGCGGAGAAGATCTCCGGGTTCGTCCTCACCGACACCTCGGTGACCGCTGGCGCCGGGAACGTCACGTTCCCCGGCGTGTGGCACGGCCGAATCATCCTGTCCAAGTTGCCGTCCACCGTCACCGCAGCCGCGGTGACGACCGGCTCGTTCGTGTGGGAGGTCTAAATCATGGCGCTGTGGACTGATCTGATCACCCCGGCAGACCTGACCGGGTTCGCCCGCGCCGCCGTCGAAGACGTGGAACGGCAGAAGGCCACCTTGGCGCGCTGGCTGCCGAACTATGCGGTGCCCGACGTCGTCGTGCGGACCGTCGTCACCGAAGACGGCAACGGCGCGCTGGCGCAGTACCGGTCGTTCGACGCCGAAACGCCCATCGGGTCCGGCGGCGCGGGCACCCGCAAGGTGTGGGAACTGCTGGCCCTGGGCCTCAAGGAGCGGGTCGGTGAGTACGAGCAGCTGCGGGCCCGCGGCAACGACGCCAACGCGATGATCACCAACGGCATCGAGAAGGCCGCCATGCGGGTCGCCAACGCGGTCGTGGACCGCCTCGAGCTGCTGCGCGGATCGGTGATCGACACCGGTGTGCTGACCATCGACGAGAACGGCGTCAAGCAGACCGTCAACTTCGGTCGGCCGGGCGGCAACACCGTCACCGCCGCCACGCTGTGGTCCGGTGCGGCCAAGCCGATCGATGACCTGATCGCCTGGGGTGACGTGTACGCCACCGGCAACCAGGGCAACCAGCCGGGCGCGATCGTCACCTCGCGTCGGGTGGTGGCCGCGCTGCAGCGCTCCGCGGACATCCGCGGCCTGGTCGCCACCACCGGAGGCACCCCGGGCATCGTGTCCCTGGACGCCCTGAACGCGGTCCTGGCGGCCTACGGTGTGCCGCCGATCCACGTCTACGACCGCAAGATCCGCGGCACCAACGTCCTGCCGGACAACAAGGTGTACCTGCTGCCCGCCGCGGTCGACCCGAACGGCCAGTCGGAGCTGGGTGCCACGTTCTACGGTCAGACCCTGGAAGCCGCCGAACCCGAGTACGGCATCGGCGCGTCGGATCAGCCGGGCCTGGTGGTCGGCGCGTGGAAGACCAAGGATCCGATCGCGGCGTGGGTCCACTCCAACGCGATCGCCCTGCCGGTGTTGGTGAATCCGGTCGCGTCGATGGTGGCGACGGTTCTGTGATGAAGATCCGTGACGACCTCGACGGGGTCGTCTACATCCACGTCGAGGGCAGTGTCGTGTGCCTTGCGGCCGGCGACACCGTCCCCGACGGGGCCACCGTGGGGGATCACCTTCTGGCCGGCAAGGATTCCGATGGCGCAGGCACTGGCGTCCGACGCGGACGTCGAAACGCGCCTCGGCCGGACACTGACGACTGACGAGGCAGCCCGCGTCGACGGGCTCCTCGAGGAGGCGTCAGTGATGGTGTCCGGCTGGGTCCGGGTAGTCCCGGACCCAGTCCCGGACGCGGTGACCATCGTCGTGTCACGCATGGTCG